ATAAATAGATTAGGATTAGGATTTACATTGTTTGGAAATTTATGGAACTTTGTTTCCAAATGCTAACTTATGAGGTGTTATTATGGCATTTTGGAATATTACTGGTGGTTCTGCTGTCACCACTTATGATGCAGACGGCAATGCTGTTGGAACTGACCTTGATCAAGGGTCTATTAGAGGTATGTCAACTGGAACTGCATTTACCGCTAATACTAAATTTACCAATGTTCCCATGGGTGAAGGTAATCCGGTCATTACCGTTGTTTCCGGGGTCGATTCTGGTAATAGAGGTGTTACTGGTGCTAACAGTGCTGGTATCTTTAATTCTGGTGAGCAAGTAATTGTTAAAGCAACTACAGACATTGCTGGTGTAGGTAATTCTGGTTTACTTTACGGTGCTTCTGATAGTGCTTCTTCTCCACCTATTAATCAAGCTGCTACAATTGAAGTTAGACTTTATAAAACAGCAATTAGAAATGGTGAGTGGAATCCTGTTACAGCACAGTTTGACACAGAACCACTTACAGTTGCACAGTCTGGTGGTTGGAATCTTGGTGTTGGTGTTGATAACTCTACAACACTTGTTGCATCTGGAACAGATAATGCTGCCAATCCAACTCAAGATGTTCCCGGTGAACTTGTTTACAACTATGGTTCTGGTGCTGATCCTACTCAAGATGAGTACAAAGCAAAGAATCTTTGGTAAACTTAAATTCCTAACAAACGGAGGCATATATAATGACAGAAGCATGGGAGTTAATCCGACATGTGGCCGAAGTTTTAGGGATGATATTTTTACCAATTTTGGGATGGATGTTGTTAACTTTAACCAATCACTCTAAAAAGATTATTCTTTTGGAGGAGCGTGTGAACGAAACTATTACTAATAAATTGACTGCGTTAGAGAAAAACTTTCAAGAACTTGATGAGAAAGTTGATAAAAATCATAATCTTATTAACAAAATTGACATGAGTGTTGAACGTATAGATTTAACATTAAGAGATAAAGATAGTAAGATTGATTCTATTCTAGCTGAAGTTCAAAAAATATCCAAAAAATAGCGTAGTTTTGTATTGATAACCGTGGACTTGGTGGTATAATTTATCATTGAGTTCACGGTTTTTTTATGGAGTTACCTTAAGGAGAATTATAATGGATTTTGTTATTAAAGGATTAGTAGCAATGTTATTTTTATCAGCAGTAGATAATCCAATCTGGACTGACAACATGACGGACCAAGAAAAATGTCAAGCAGAAGCAGATTATATGGCGAAAAATTATGCTTATCGTCATGTTTATAAATGTATTGGTAAGTTTGAAGGTATTGGATATGGTGGCAGTCATCCAAAGATTTCCACTTGCACTCCAAAATACAAGATGACTCTTACTGGTGATGCATCAGCACAATCACCAAATGGTAAATGGGTTAGGGTAAGAAGTTGGAGATAATAATTTAATTGAGGTATTTATAATGGACCAGATTGAAAAGGATGAGATTCGTCGTCAAGCAGAATTGGAATCTAAAATTGAAATTGCAAAAATTTATGCAAAAAACAAATGTAAAGATTGCCATGGAAAAGGATATTATCTATTAGATATGATTAATAAAAATAGACCAGCAGATAAGTATTTACAATATTGTTCTTGTGTCTATAAAAACATGAAAAAATATTCTTAAAAAATTTGAAGTGTAATTTATAGGTGTATAATTATTTGCTGGGACATAAAGACGCTACTTATGAGCTAAAGCGGCACTCTCCAGCTTAATACCCGATGTTAGTTAAGAACATACAATTTAAAACGTATATTTATAACTTGATGAAGAAAATTGATATATGTTCAACGCTAACAACATACCCTGTGTCGCTTATGAAAATTACACCCGTTGAAGTTATATCTTTAACGGGTTTTTTTATCTACTATGAGGAAGAAGTATGAATATTAGAGTTAAGAAACGTAATGGAAAACTAGAAGAATTTAATGTTGAAAAAATCCATCAGGTTGTAGATTGGGCATGTCAAGGAATCAATGGAGTTAGTTTCTCTGATATAGAAATGAATGCAGAACTTGCTTTGCATGATAAGATTCCATCTATTGAAATTCATGATATCTTAATTGATTCTGCAAATGATTTGATTTCTGAGGAAGAACCTAATTATCAATATGTTGCGGCGAAACTTCTTAACTTTAAACTTCGTAAGGATGTTTGGGGTGGTTATAGTCCTCCTCGTTTATATGACCATATTAAAGATTTAATTAAGTTAGACTTATATGATCCTACTGTTAAATCTACATATACAAAAGAAGAGATTAATAAACTTGGTGAATACATAAAGCATGATAGAGATTATTTATTTACTTATTCTGGTTTACAGCAAATGGTAGATAAGTATCTCTTGAAGAATAGAAACACTGGAGTACTATATGAAACTCCTCAATTCGCTTACATGTTAATTGCTATGGTTCTATTTATGAATTACGGTGAAGATAGAATTCAAAAGGTAAAAGAAGCGTATGATTATTTTTCTACTTTTAAAATTAATTTACCAACTCCAGTTATGGCAGGTGTTAGAACAAAGATTCGTCAGTTTGCTTCCTGTGTGCTTGTGGACGTTGGGGATAGCTTAGATAGTATTACTTCTTCTGTAGCGAGTGTTGCTAAATATACTGCTCGTCGTGCTGGTATTGGATTGAATTTTGGTAGGATTAGACCTCTTAACTCCCCTATTAGAGGGGGTGAGGTTATTCATACTGGTGTTATTCCATACTTGAAATTATTTGAATCAGCAGTAAAGGCTACAAGTCAAAACGGTATTCGTGGTGGTAGTGCCACAGTTAATATTCCATTTTGGCATTATGAAATTGAAGATGCAATGGTATTGAAGAATAATGGTGGAACAGACGATAATAGAGTTAGGAAACTTGATTATTGTATTCAGTTTTCCAAGGTATTTTATGAACGATTAATTAAGGATGAGGAAGTTACGTTGCTGTCACCAGCAGAATGTGAAGGTTTATATGATGCTTTCGGTCATAAAGAATTTGATGATTTATATTTGGAATACGAGTCTCGTAGCAATCTACAGTTTAGTAAGAAAATCAAAGCAAGAAAACTCGCAGAGTTATTTGCAAGAGAAAGATTAGAAACTGGTCGTATTTATGCAATGAATCTGGACCACTGCAATCAAAATGGGAGTTGGGATGTAGATGTCAAGATGACAAATCTTTGTGTAGAGATTACTCATCCTACTAAACCATTGAATCACATTGATGACCCTGAAGCAGAGATTGGCATTTGTATCTTGTCTGCTATTAATCTGCTGGAAATCAACAATGATGAAGAATTACAGAAATCATGTGAGATTACGATTAGATTGCTCAATGCACTTATTGATTATCAAGATTATCCTATCAAGGCAGGAGAAACTTTTACACTTAATCGTCGTTCATTAGGTGTTGGTATTACTAATCTTGCTGGATTTCTAGCAAAGAATAAACTATCTTACTATTCTCCAGAAAGTTTAGAAGTTGTAGATGAATGGATGGAAAAAATCCAGTATTATTTACTTGATGCCTCTTGTATGATGGCACAAGAAAGTGGTGCTTGTCCAAAGTTTGATGAGACAAAATATGCAAAAGGACTATGCCCATATGATTGGGCAAATGATAATGCAAAAAAGATTGTAAAAAGGAAACCTTCTATGGATTGGAAGGGTTTAAAGAAAAGAATCCAAGAACATGGGTTGAAAAACTCCACAGTTAGTGCTATAATGCCTTGTGAATCATCAAGTGTCATTCAAAATAGTACTAATGGAGTTGAACCAGTTAGAAGATTATTAACATATAAGAAAGCAAAGAATGGTATGTTAAAACAGTTAGTTCCTTCATTCCATAAAAACAGAAAATACTATGATCTGGCATTTGATTTCCAGAACAATAAACCTTTGATGGATATGATTGCAACTTTACAGAAGTGGATTGATATGTCTATTTCAACTAATAGTTACTATAATTATTCTCATTATGAAGGTGGTAGTATTCCGTTGAGTGTTATTATTAAAGATTTAGTTTATGCTTACAAGGTAGGAGTTAAGACTTTGTATTACGCTAATAGTCCAGATGGTGATGTAGATGCAACTAGTGGTTGTGAAGGTGGAGGTTGTTCAATATGATGACTGTATTAAATAAGAAAAACGTAGATACTACAACACAGCCTTTGTTTTTAGGCGAACCTTTAGGTTTACAAAGATATGATAGATTTAAATATCCTATCTTCTGGGAACTTTATAATAAACAAATAGAGTTCTTCTGGCGACCTGAAGAGATTGAACTTAAAAAAGATAGAGCAGATTTCCAAACACTTACAGATAATGAAAAGTTTATCTTTACTTCTAACTTGAAGTATCAGACAATGCTTGATAGTGTTATCTGTCGTGGTGTTCCTACATTACTGGAATACGTTAGTAATCCTGAACTTGAAGCATGTCTAAATGTATGGGGATTCTTTGAGCAAATTCATAGTACATCATACAGTTATATCATTAAGAATGTTTATGCAGACCCAAGTTCTGTATTTGATTCTACATTAGAAGATAAGGAAATCCTGAAGAGAGCAGAAAGTGCTATTGAGGATTATAATAAATTGGGATATGGAACATATAAGGATGTTAAAGAACAACTTTACATGACTTTGATTAGTATTAATATCCTAGAAGCAGTCCGCTTTTATGTTTCATTTATTTGTTCTTTTGCTTTTGCTAAGAATAAGAAGATGATTGGTAATGCAGATATCATTCGTTTAATTAAGCGTGATGAAGCTGTGCATCTATATAATACTCAAACTATTTTGAATATTTTGAAAGATGAAAAATCTGAAGGATTTCAGGAAGTTGCTAAGAAGTGTCATGATGATGCAATTGCTATGTTTGAAAGAGCAGCGAATGAGGAAAAGGAATGGGCATCTTACCTATTTAAGGATGGATCTTTGATTGGTTTGAATGAAACTACCCTTCATGGTTATATTGAATGGTTAGTTGACACTCGTCTTGAAACACTTGGGTTTCCAAAAATTTATAATGTAAAGAAGAATCCTATCAAGGGTTGGTCAGATGCATTTATGAATAGCGAAGCAGTTCAAGTGGCACCTCAAGAGAGTGAGATTACATCCTATAAAATTGGTGCATCTAAAAATGATTTAGATGATTTGAGTTTTGATGATTTGAGTCTATGAGGTGAAAGATGTTTACGAAAATAGTTCCTGAAGTTGGTAAGATGACAACTATAGAGAATGGTAATGCTCATTATAATGCTGAGAAAACCTATCGTCATGTTAGGGTTTTTATTGGTAAGAATAAGATGCATCTATTGTTTACTGATAAAGATCTTGAAAAAGCAGTATATCGTGTTCAACGAAACAGAGATGATATTGAAGAACAAATCCCTCCAGATAAGCAAGTTTTTACTGCTAATCTTTGGTGGGCAATTTATAGTGGTCTTGTTACTGTAGGTTTAGTCACAACTTTAGTGGCACGATTTTTGGGAGTCTGATATGAATCACCAACCCGCACTGGTCTTGAACACAGACGGGATTCCATTAAGGGTTATTAATTGGAAAAGGGCGATTTGTCTTGACATTCTAGGAAAAGAGATACCCGAAGAAGGTATTACAGTACTAAAATACTATGATGATTATGTAACATCTGCTGGTGGTTTGACTATTCAAGTCCCAGCAGTTGGTATGACTAATAGGTATATAAATATTAGTAGAACTATACCTTTGACTAAACATAATTTAATGGTAAGGGATAAAGGTAGATGTCAGTATTGTTTTGAAAAACTATCTGATAACATATCTACTATTGACCATGTTATTCCCAAAAGGATGTATAATAGAAAAGCTGACTGTCATGTCTGGGATAATGTTGTCATCGCTTGTAGGTCATGCAATATCAAGAAAGGTGGAAGAACACCGGGACAGGCAGGGATGCCATTGATAAACAAACCATATGAACCAAACGCTTACAATTTTTGGGGTTTTAAGAAACTACCAGAATGGGAAGAGTTTCTAAGGTATAATTAATGAAGAGAAAAGATGTTTGTGATAACTGTCGTAGGAAGATAGGTCATAAAGACAAAGTTACTGTCATTATTCCTAATGTAGAAGCATCTACTAAAATATCAGAAGAAGATACTATGCATTTGAAGTTATCTAAATATTCTCTTACTACTAGAGCAATGAAAGTTTATTGTTCTAAATGTTTGAATCCAAAGGATTATATAGGAGATGAAGATGCCTAGATATACATTTCTATGTGAGAAGTGTGGCGAGTATTCTGAGATGGTTTCATCCATTTCTGAATATGATAAAGCACTTTCTGAATATAAGTGTCCAGAATGTAATAGTAAAAAGGTCGTTAGATCTTATGAAGATGACAATACTTATTGTTCTGTAAAAGAAATTAAGACTATGATGCAACTTGCTGAAGCAAATGAGAAAAAGTATGGCAAAGAACTTACTGCAAAGATGCGGGAAGAACATAAAACTAAAAGAAAAGAAGGTATGAAAGAATTACCTAAAGGTATGAGCAGAATTAATTCTGCAAGTGACATGACAGATAATTATACAAAAGCAGATTGGAAAAAGAAAGGTAGGACTAAATGAGTGAACATGTAATTAGACCAGATAAAGATAGCGAAGGATTCTATACTGAATCTGTAACATCTAATCAGCATACTATTCTTTACACTGTTCGTGGTAGAGAAGATTTTGTAGACCAAAATGGATGTTTCCAAATCAATTATCAACCAGTAGAAGAGGCAAAAACAAATCCTTATGTCCATGCTATTAGGCATAATCATAGATATTTAGTTAAGCTTGGAGAGAATGGAAAACTATTTAATCCTTATGGTCCTTTTAGCGAAGGTATGGAAACTAAGCAAAGAGTAGGAAGACCTACATGGAAGTTTATTAATACATCAAAGAATAACTTTGATCAATATGTTAATTTTTTGAAGACTAAGAATGAAGTATTCTTGAAGAATGCGGAAAGGGAGATTATCTAATGGCAAAATTTGCAAATACAAAAGGATTGAGTAAACAAGAAAAGTATATGGTTCAAGGTATGCTACTTGAAGATAATACTGCTGAAGATATTGCAAAGTATCTGGACCGCGAAGTAGAATTGGTAGAAGGTTTTATTGAAGACAATCAGCCAGCAGAAAAACCAGTTGAAATGCAAGAAGTCCCAGTTCAACATCCAGTCAAGCATATTATTAATGAGACTGCTAAAGGTAATAAGGGTATTGCTGTAATGACTTCTGTAGGATCTGAAAGGGGAGACGAAAGTCATAAGCGTCACAGTCGTGGAGTACATGAAGCATCTAGCAAAGGTTATGTGCATAAAATCAAATGACAAAAAAATATGAAAGTAAATATCAGTCTAGACATAATCCCGGTAAAAAAGTTACACTGGGACAATGGATAGCTGAACTAATGTGTGAAAGAAAAGCACAGGCAGATGAGAATAAGGAATTGCCACGAAGGTTTTGGATAGAAAAACATAAGGACAAAGAATCTTATCAAAAGTGGCAACCTTATCTCAAACGCCAAGTATATACTGCATATAGATTAATTGACCAATATGGTGATGATAAAGTATTGCAGTTTATAAGAAACAATAGGAACATCTATTCTTTAACTGCTAAATGGGTTAAAGACAAGTTGGACCAGTATCAGATTCCTAAAGTTGTTAAACCTGATACAGATGATACTCCAGTTAAGTATAATGAGAATCCTACTTGGAGTACTGATAGAGTTAAGAAGAAGAGCTTATATGACAAATTTGATTAGGAGATTGTATGACAGTGGCAGAGAATCCGTTATATAAAGATTTAGTAAAACAGTTTGGCGATGCATTGCATGATGCTGCATTTATTACAGAACAACCGAAACAGATTATTTCTGTGTCACCAAAGATTGATCTTGCTCTTGGTGGTGGTGTTCCTGAAGGTTCGTTATTTATTATGACTGGACCTGAAAAGATTGGTAAGACCGTTACAGCATTATCTTTTTGTGCTAATGCACAGGCACAGGAAAGATTTGTTTATTACGGTAATATTGAAGGGCGATTAAAGAAAAGAGATTTAGAAGGAATTAGAGAACTACAATTGGGATCAGATCAGTTTCAGATGGTTGGTAGCTCTGAAGGAAATATTCTTTCTGGAGAAGATTATCTTGCTATCTTTGATAAGGTAGTTCATGGTCATCCTAAATCAGTTGCAGTTGTAGATTCATTTTCTGCTCTTGCTGCTGAAGCAGAACTTGCTGGTGAACTCAAGGATATTCAGGTCATGAGTATTCAGAAGACACAAGCAAAATGGTGTCGCCGCATTGGTAATGTTCTACCAATAAATAATGTAACTGTTGTTGGTATTACTCATATGATGGCGAATGTATCATCCTTTGGAAGTAGAAAAACTAAAACTGAAAAGAGTGGAACATCTTTGAAATATCAAGTAGATGTAAAGCTTGAGGCAAGTCATTCTGAAGCAGTGATGCAAGGTGATACACAGATTGGTCAGAAAATCCATTGGAAGGTTGTAACTTCGGCAATTGGTCCTCCGGGTCAAAAAGTTCAGAGTATAATTAAGTATGGCAGAGGGGTTTGGCGAGAGTTTGAAATTGCAGAACTTGCATGTGACTTTGGTATTGCTCAAAAGAAAGGTGCTTGGATTACTTTATCTGATACAGAGAAGTTCCAAGGTATGCCTAACTTTGCACAATATCTTGAAGAGAACCCAGTCCGCTGTATTGAATTAGAAAAAGAGATTTTTGACACTGTAGGTATGGAAAGATGAAAGTAAAAGATTTAGATTTTAATGAGTATAAACTCA